ACCCCCATTTTTCAACCTAGGCAACTGTCTCTGGAAATGTCATTTCCCACGATCTCGAGCTTCAAAAAAAATCCCCCTCTCAAAACCCCCTATATATTATATAAGAGAGAGAGAGAGAGAGACAAAAAAGCCACCCCGGAAGGTGGCTAATGTTTAATCTTCATCTCCTTCAATGAAGAGATTAAGTAGTTTAATGGACTCATCAAGAATCCCATCTTGAACATCTACTACGAACACGGCTTGAACATATGGGGGCATAAGGGTATCCATCATTTCATTAGTGGAATCTTCCGTTAGTCCTCCGAACTCATTGAAATCGTAGTAGTCGTTTATCGCATCAAGCAATTGCTCATGGCTTAAACTTTTGTTGATGTTGAAGGCATCGACTACTGTGTGAAAGAAGCCCTTGTTGTTGTACATGGCTTCCATTACTTCGCTTGTCCCTCTAGTAACTACCGATTCTTGAAGTAAACGGAGGGCAATCTTGCTGATCTTACTCATGATATAGGATTTTAGTTAGTGGTATAAATCTAAATAAAATATCCCACACTACAACATGGTGAGCCGAAAAAAATATTAATTGGCTCAACCAACACTTTAACTAAAGGGTGTTAAAAGCCTGGTTTTTAAGTGTTTAAGGGTAACCCTAACTATAGGTTTAGTGGTGTACCAATGTGGTACACACATATATATAGTGAGAGAGGTGTTGCGTATTAAAAATATCCTACTTATATTTACCCCACTAACTAAAAATTATTTGTCATGTGTAATTCAAACCAGCCGATAGAAGTCGGCACAGTTGTAAAGTTCAAGATTTGGGATACCGAGAAAGATGGTCAGGGGATCGGGGTAATCCTAGAAAACCAACCTAGATTAGGTTACGAAACAAAGTACCGAGTTCACTTCAAAAGGTTCCCGGAACTAGTCTACCAAAAAGGTGACCCTACCGAACTCACCATTTCCCAAAGTGATATTAAGGAAGTCCTAGAAACTGGACCCCGCCTTTGTAGTGTAACACACAAGCCTATGATTGGAGGCTATGTATGGGACAATGGTATCCACTACTGTTGTGATGATGAAGACATCGTTACTAGAGAGATAATCGAAGATTTAAATGTCCAAGACTCTTTTTGGAATAAGGTTGATAAGGAGCGTATCCTAGGTGCTGAAAATATCATTCACGAATACTTTGAAGTGTGTGAAGAAAATCGCCTTGATTTCTACTACACGGAATGGGATTTAGAAAGTGAGGTGCGTGATGGTCAAGGATGGTTCTTGATGAATAATGAAGATGATGATAAAGATATCTTTGAGGTGTTTGATAGAGAGCTTTTAGAAAAAGCCTTCGAGTCAATTGATAATGATTCTGATCCTAAAGGATACGATGATATGGGATTTGATGATGATGATGATGATGAACTTACTGCGGAGCGCATGGAGGAAATCTCCAATACCGAAGGAGCGGAAGATATCGAGTGTGAGGAGTGCGGTCACATCAATACCCACGACACCGAAAAGTTTGGATTTTGTGTAATGTGTTTAGAGCATATAGTATGAGTAGAGAGTATAGAGAAATAAGAACCGCTCACGCACATGTAGAAGCGGTCGTAAAGATTAAGGTAAAGGGTCGTGTTGACCTAGACCTTTTTGAAGCCGAAGAGTTCCTTATTGACATGATGAGCATCGGCGAGTTTGAAGTATTGGAATACGGCAATGAGTTCGTTGAATTAACGGACGAGGATGTCGAAATTGATGAGTACTAGTATGACTGATCAAGAGCGTAAGGAATTGAAACGAGCATTAGACTATTTGGATGATGCTTGTTTCATGTTTTCTATGAGAGAGAATACCCTCTACATCGATAAGATGAGAGCGGTTCAAGAAGTGTTAATTAAGTTAAGGAAGAAAGCGTATGGCGAGTAAGAACCTAACACAAAAGATTCTTGAGTTCGTAAAGAACGAAGAACCTGAACAACTAATTCAAATCCAATCATATGTTAGAGCGGTTAATGGCTCTAGCGTAACAAAGCTCAAGGGATACTACTCCTCCAATATTTCCCGGCTCGTGGAGAACGGACTATTGGAGAGGAAGTCGATGGGAGTTTACAAGGTTACTGATCTAGGAGAAATCTATATAACGGATAGAAAGAAGGCCCAACGAATTATTAGAGGCAAACGAGATTCCGTGCGTATACAAAGAACGATAGAAAAACTAGATGAGATTAGAGAGGCAGTCCTCCTAGGAGAGATATGCGAAGGTGATGAGATAACCATAAAGATGTAGCCATGAATATAAATGAGATCGAGAGCCACCTTGAGGTGGTCGAAAAGGAACTTCACGCTAAACTAGTGAGAGCCGGGGATGAACAACTAAACTATTTAGTATATAGTTTATCGGCTATCTCTAGGGAACTACAGAGACTTGCACAAGACTCTGGATTAAAGTAAATTGCATAATAATTAAATTTAATAACTATGGTAAAACACCAATTCAAAACCACGAATATCCGTGGTAAGGAATATGTTGAAGTAAATCAGCGTATCCTTTATTTTCGCACCGCACCTGAATACAAGGGGTGGTCTCTTGAAACCGAAATGATTCACTTGGACAATGATTCTTGTGTGATTAAAGCGGTTATTACGAACGACCAAGGATCAGTCGTTGCTACCGGGTTTGCCCAAGAGGATAGAACAAGTAGCCATATCAATAAAACTTCTTATGTAGAAAACTGTGAGACCTCGGCATGGGGTCGTGCATTAGCGAACCTAGGTATTGGTATTGAGTCTTCTATTGCTTCAAGTAATGAGGTGTCCATGGCTATCGCTAAACAGGAAAGTTCTCCAAACAGTGAGAGCGGGACATCAAAAAAGAATGTATTTAAAGATGCCGTTGAATACATCAAAAAGTCTAAAGACAAAAGCGGAGCTTTCGATCGAATTATAGGTAAGTATGGCGACTCGTTTACCAAGAAGCAAAAAGAAGCCTTGCAAAAATTTGTAGGGTAATGAAGTTCGCTAATCAACTAGTAGACAAAGTGGGGAAGGAATACCTTTCCTACTCCTCGATTAAGTATGCCCTCCAAGACATGCGCCTATGGGAAATGTATATGGCGGGTCAACTTAAGAAGGAGTCTCAAGCACTGTCCTTTGGATCAGTATACGATTGTCTTTTGTTTGAGCCAGAGAAATACGATGAGCGGTTCGTTACTTTTGATGACTACGATATCATCCAAGAGATCGGGGGCAAGTCCCCACGAGCCACTGCAAAGTATCGCAAGTGGAAGCAAGACATGAGTGATGAAGCAAAAAAGCAAGGTCTTGATATTGTGAGCGAAGAGGATTTCCAAGTGGCTATCGATATGATAAATCGATTGGATGAAACGGGTCTCAAAGACTCCTACCTCACCGGTGAATTCCAAGTAGAATTCAACTCTTTTATTGATGAGATTCCAGTCCGTGGATTCCTAGACTGTAAGGGCGAGGGATTCATCACGGATAGCAAGAGTTGTAGATCAGTGAAATCTTTTGGTAGAGATGTGTTCTCTTTTGGTTATGATATCCAAGCGTATATCTACACCTCGGTGTTTCCCGGTAATGATTACTATTGGGTTGCACAAGAGAAAACTTATCCCTATCTTCCAGCGTTGGTTCGGGCTACGCCTGAAACAATAGAGAGAGGAAAGAAGAAGTATACGATGGCGATTGACCGCATTATGAGTTACCTCGATAGCGATGCGCCGACCGAAACTTTCTTCGCAGAATTTGAAGTTTAATTTAAATCTATATTGTCATGTCAGAGAAAAAGTATGATTCAGACTTGATCGGGTTCGTTGATGAACCCAAGCGTACCGAGAACGGCGACATTCGTTCTTGGCGTATTTCCTTAAGTGCAACACACCTTGAAGACTTGCAAAAGTACAAGACTGAAAAGGGGTATGTTTACCTAACACTGTTCTTTAGCCGTGCGGGTAAACCAATGGCTAGTGTATACAATCCTCATAGCGAGGCTACTAAAGAATACAATAGCGGAAACAAGAAAGAAGCGGTGGCAGATGACCTACCATTCTGATCTTAAGGAAAGGATATTCCTTGTGATTGCTATGAGTTGGGGGTTGAAGGTCGAAGAGCTTTCGACCCCCTTCTTTTATACGGACAAGGATGGTAATAAAAATAGTTTTTGGATAGAGGTTCAAAATCATAGGAATTCGGAACTAGATATCAAGATGAAGGAGTCTAATGTAGACTACGCCATTATAGTGATACCGAATAAAAGAGGTGACAACCTTATACTCTTTAAATACCGGGAGCTCTTCGATCTTCCTAACTACACCTTTGAAAGCCTCGCATCCAAGTTAATTTATAAAGAGAGGATTGATATAACTCATGCAAATAAATCAACTTGACTTGTTTAGTGGTATAGGTGGCTTTCATAAGGGATTTGAGAAAGCCGGCTATGAAGTAACAAGTTTCTTTTCAGAGATAGATAAGTATGCCGTTGCGGTATACCAACACCAATTTAAATCATCAACTTATGTCGGATCAGTTACAGATATTCACGGAGGAGACCTACCAAGAATCGACCTCATCACTTTTGGAAGCCCATGTCAAGACTTTAGCCTTGCTGGGAAGCGACAGGGGATGGGCGGGGAACGCTCAAGCCTTATCCTTGAAGCAATACGGCTTATCAAACAATGCAGACCACGAGTTTTTATTTGGGAGAATGTTAAAGGAACTTTCTCCTCAAATGCTGGGGCAGATTTTGCGGGAATCCTCCAAGCCTTTGCCGACATTGGGGGTTATGACTGCGAATGGCAGTTGCTCAACACGGCGTGGTTTTTACCCCAGAATCGTGAGAGAGTGTACCTTGTCGGATATCTTGCAGAACCCCGAAGAGATTGGCGAGGAGTATTTCCTCTCATCGAGTCAAGTGGCGAAGATGGAGAAATGGAATGCACAAGAAGACCCATTAGCAAAACGCTTACAGCAAGAGGTCAAGCCTCCCTCCACTCGGGAATGCAACTCGTAGAAATGCTAACGCCAAAGGTTAGTAATTTCTCCCCTAGAGAAATAGCCTTTAAAGAAATTAGCCCAACGCTCATGGCTCGTGATTACAAAGACCCAAAGGTAGTAGGCTATAGCCGTGACAAGCATGGTGAGGTAGTTAAGCGCACATTAAAAGATGAAGCCAACACTCTTCACGGAAGTACTGGGAGCGGTGGTAACACTGATCAATTCGTTAAGTACGGAAGAATTCGTAGACTTACTCCAATCGAGTGTGAAAGGTTGCAAGGTTTCCCTGATAATCATACCTTGTATGGAGTATTTGATGGTGAGGTAAAAGAGATTAGCAAAACCCAACGATACAAGCAATGCGGTAATGCCGTGACAGTGGATGTCGTTCAAGCCATTGCTGAAAAAGTAAAACCTTTATTCGAATGAAGACAGTTAACTCATTAAGTGGGGGTAAGACCTCATCGTACATCGCCGTGCATTACCCGGCTGATTACAATGTGTTTGCTCTCGTTCGTACTAGCGACAAGGAATGCATGTTCCCTGATCCAAAGGTTCGCCAATTAGTGAGCGACAAATTAGGGGAAGAATTTATTGGAACTCTAGAGCAAGATGAAATCATATACACCATACTCGATCTTGAGCAGTTTATTGGTCAAAAGATTCATTGGTTGACTGGACCCACCTTTGATGATGTGATTGTGCGTGGCGACAAGAAGACCGGGGGAGAATACTTATACCTTCCGAATGTAACTCAACGCTATTGTACTACGGAGCTCAAGGTAAACCCTATCAAGCAATGGTGCTATGAGAACATAGAACTGCCCGTGGATATGCGTATTGGATTTAGAGCCAATGAAGTGAAGCGAGCTAACTCCATGATTAATAGATACCGAGAGGATGGATACCAATGGGAAAAGTTTATTATAGGTAAGAGCAAGACCGGGTTAAGCAACCGATACAAGGAAATGCCTTATCGTGTATGCTCCTTCCCACTGATCCATGACAACATATATAAGGATCAGATAGAGTCGTATTGGAAAGACAAGCCAGTGCGTTTTGCCTATCTAAATAATTGTGTGGGTTGTTTCCATAGAAATGAAATGCTTTTGAAACACATGTCGCAGAAGTCACCGAACAAGTTTGATTGGTTTGCAAGACAAGAGAATGATAAGGCGAGGTTTAAGAAGGGAACTCGTTATGAGGACATCAAGTCTTTCAAGATGCAGTTCCAATTGTTTGATGAAGATTTTAATGAATGTGATAGTGGATACTGTGGATTATAATTTAAATGATGTGCCTTCTTATTATATAGGGAAGCACAAAGAAATAGAAGCAATGGATGTGGTGCTTGACTTTCAACAAGACAACTACAACCTAGGCACTGCCTTGACATATATAATGAGGGCGGGGAAGAAACCCGGAAACCCAATGAGCCAAGACATTATTAAAGCAATAGTACACCTGAAGAAAGAATTAAAACACCAACTATATCTAGAACACCATGAAGGAAGTAACAATATACCAGAACATTTATCAGAAGGATCAGCCGTTTCACAAGGATATTTCCGTAGCACTACAGCGGATACAACAAGGAAAGAGCAAGGAACTGATCGAGGAGATTCGCAAGACCG